CGTTATAACATAAAAAACTAAAAAAAAAATATTCATCTCTGATTCGATTTATACAAGTGATTTGTTTTTTTTGCAATAAATATCGTGTAACGATAAATGGTAAGTAAAAAAGCTAGGTTTTATGCGGTTTATTTACTATTGCATTTGCAACCTATAAAGTTCATAATACAGTATGTTTAAAAAAAATATAGGAGATAATATGAAGATAAAAGACTTTAGTGCAACCAAGTTGTTTTCAAAACAGTTTGAGACAATATTTGGTAAAGAAGCAACTTTTGGAGATATTTCAAAAGTGCAAAAAAATTCAAACGTGAACTTTTTAGGAAGCCACGTTGAATCATTTGTTAAAGAAAAGACAAATGCAAACACTACTAAAACAAAGGAGAAGTTATAGTGGATAGAAAAGAACTCAAACTAAAGCAGGATTATCATAAGACTCTTGAAAAAGAGAAAAAGGCAGAAGAAAGATACCTAGCTTTAAGAGAGAGAAAAAGACAATTAGCAATTAAGCTAAATGTCTATCAATTAGAAAGAGTGGCAGTTTAAATTAAAAGGAGATAAATATGAGAAAACACTTAATGGGAGTTATAGTATCTTTTACGCTACTTACAAATTGTTCTACACATTTGGTAGTAGATACAAAAGGTCGTTCAGGTACATTTGACAAATCAACAGCAGACGAATTAACAGACGATAGATTTATTTGTAATGGAATTGTTAAAGATAATGTTAATATACCTGTAGATAATACTAAATACCTATATGCAAAGTATATTGAGTTAGCAACATTAGGATTAGTAAAAGCCAAAGAAAGAAAAGCAACAAAAATTAACAGGAACTGTTTGACTAAACGTGGTCATGCGGTTTTAAATTAGGAGTACAATGATAATAGCAAAAAACGAAAGAGGAATAAAAGACCAAATAAGACTTATCCTAGATAAATGGTCTGACTTTAGCGAAGAAGATAATATACAAAGGTTTAATGAGTATCTTGGTTTAAGATTAAGATTAAGACGTATATCATTAAATCTTACACAAACTAAAGTTGCCAAAATGTTAAATATAACATTTCAACAAGTACAGAAATATGAAAAAGGTACTAATGCCATACCGCTTCCAAAACTAATTATGTTCACAGAAGCTACAAATACAGATATGGATTACTTTTTTCGTATTCTGCATAAGCTGGATAAGAAAATATATATAAATGGAGGGAGATAATGATAAGTAAATCTAAAGACAAAAATAATAATCTAATAGAGTTTAATCCTAAAGGCGGTAGATACAGATACAAAGTAAATGGTATGCCAAAGCAAGGAGTAACATCACTTATAGGTAAAAGGTTTTCTGGTGGTGGTTTATTGTGGTGGGCAGAAAACTGTGTCTATGAAGCTCTTAAAGCTAAACTGCACTTTGAAAATAAACCTATTGACCATACGCAGCAGCTTATAGACGATCTTAAAGCTAGAGTTAAAACAATAAAAGAAGAAGCTGCAACCATTGGTACTAATCTTCATAAATTAGCAGAAGATTATATTAACGGAAAAGAAGTTGTTATGCCTGAAAGTGAACCTTTAAAAACTATGTTTAAAAAGTTTAAAGCATATTGGAAAAGGTCTGGATTTAAGGTCGTAGCGACTGAAAAGACGATGTATAGCGAGGAGTTAGACGTTTGTGGTACATCTGACCTCATAGTAACTAAAAAGGCGTGGAATGGTAAATATGGGATATTAGATATAAAAACATCTAAAGACTTTTACCCAGATCAAGTAATACAGCTTCATACCTATAAAAAGCTATGTGAAGATTCTTTAGGATATAAGATAGATTATTTAGCAATATTAAATGTACCTAAAGAACCAGCAAAAGAAGTTTCTTTACTTTCTGTAAAAATTAATCCTAAATATCTAAAAGCATTTAGAGCTTGTAAGTATATATTTAAGATTGAAGAAGAGTTTAAGAAACGAATGATAGAGTACAATAAACAAAAAGGAGACAAAAATGCAAAGTAAATATGGTAAGTTTATAGGTATTACACTCAAAGTACCTGAAAACAAATATGCTAAACCTAATCAATTTAAGTTTAAGACAAGCAATGCAAAAACTTTTATACTTGATAAATTAGGTAAGTGGATAAAATCAAGAGAAGTACAAGATGGTATTAGACAAGGTAAAGTGATAAAGTTAGGTCTGAAAGAATCTTATGATGACAGAAATCCACAAGATGAAAAGACGTTTATGGATATAACATTTTATTTAGGACCAGCTCCTGCAATGATGCGATCTGTTGATGGTTTTAAACCAATAGGACAAGTCGTGCAGCAACCTGTTGCACAAGCTAGACCTATGCAACAACCTAAACCAATTATAAACGAAGATAGTGAGCCACTAGATGACGAAATTCCGTTCTAAAAGAAAAATAGCTGGTTATTATTGGAATGGTAAAAAGTTAATAATATTATATGAGGATGAAAGGTAACAATGGATGCAATAACTTTTAATAGTAATGAAGTATATAAAGCAATGGATGAAGCAGCAAAGAAATGGAGTGAAGCTGCTGAAAAAGAAATACTACTAGACGAACATAGAAAATCAACTTTTTCCAAATGTTTTGCTAAACATAAACTTACTTGTAAGTCTGTAGCAGAAGCAGAACATAAAGCTAGGACAGATCAAGAATACACAAATGTCGTAAAAGATTTTGCTACATCTACTAGAGAGCTTATTAGAGCTAAACTAAACTATAATAACCTTGATAGACTAGCATCATTAAGACAAACAGAAGTCAAAAGGGATTTATCTTTAGTTCACAAACAGGAGGGATAATGATAATATTAGGCAGACCAGTAAAAATGAAATATATAATTATTACATTAGTTCTTATTATTATATTTGTAGGCATTGTCGGTTGCTCTAAAATGGAGTTTGATCCTAAAACAAGTCTAATAAGATATACTATTCAAAACAACAAATAATTAGTGTTTAGTAAAATACAAGCCATCTAAATCTGATTGTTCTGTTATCTCTTTAAATGTATAGCTGTAGTCCACAATCATAGCTTCAGGATGTTTGTTAAAATCATCTAGTGTCTTTTTAATTTTAGGAAAGTTTGGTTTGTTATCTACAAAGCGTAGTGAAATAAAACTTTCAAAGTGATGAGGACTGAATACTTCTATTCTTAAATCAACAATAACAAAGTCATTATTATTTTTTACCATTTCTAAATATCTGTGTGCCTTTTATACCAAAGATAGAAGCTACTACAGTTATCCAGAGTGTTTGAAACCAAACAGGTAGATTGCCAAAGTGATGAAAGAATAATTCTATTTTTTGCATCATAGCAGGGTCATCACTAAAGACTGCATAAGCAAGAACAATGATAGGAGCTGACAGTATAACTAAAACAAACTCGTCTTTATAATCGTTTTGTCTAGCTTCTAATAATTTACCTTGATACTCTGTCTCTCCTCTTGCCATCTTTTCTGCTGTAAGAAGAGCTGCTTGAGACATTGCTTCTTTTTGCTTTTGTTTATTTGCATAAACTTTAGCACCTGTTTGTAATGCTATTTTTGCTAATCCGAACCACATTTTAACTCCTTTAATAATTCGCAATAATGTATTGCCTTGTCTATATCCTCTTTACCATTTTTCTTATTGTATCTGCAAATGTATTTTATAATTGAACCTTGTATAAAAGATAAGTTGTTTGCAGTTATAAATTTTATTGGTTGTATTTTAAAAGATTTATAATGATTGCCGCCTATTTGTTTATCAGTTGCTTTCTTATGATGTTGTAAATCTGTATCAAAATCACTCATACTATCTTACCTATCCATTTACCTTTATTGTTTAATACCATAGGTAACAATCTAGGAATACCATTAAGTATTACTCCACAACCTAATATAAATCTTGTTCTAAAGTTTTTTGCATAGTTCATAGATAAACTTTTTTGATTTATCAGACATCCAACATTCATACCAAAGAATAAGTTATCTGGATTTGCCCACCAAGATATAACAAACTTTGTATGATAATGACCCTGCACAGCACTCATACCCATTGTTTGAGATACCTTTAAAATGTCTGCACTTCTACCATGTGTAAAGAAACATCTTTGACCATTAGACATAGTAAGAGTTAAATCATCTATCCATTTCCATTTCTTTGTTCCTAAAAAATCTCCGTAGTCTTTTAAGAACTCTCTACTCATTCCAAACTTTAAAGCTCTACGATAAACCAAGCTAGAGTGGTTACTATCTACTTCTATCATTTGTGGAAAAATAGATTCTAATTCTTTAACATATTTTTTTGATACTTGTAGTTCGTGTCCTGGAGAATATAAATCAGGATCGTGTGTGTGCATATTGATAGCATGAAAGTCTAGTAGGTCTCCGATATTTACAATGAAGTCTGGTTTAAATTCTTTTTTAATTTCTTTTAAAAATGCAAAACTATCTTGATGGTGGAAAGGTATATGTAGATCACTTATAACTAGAATTGATTTGTGCATATAATGTTCTTATATGCTATTAGTTGTGTTATTGCAACAGGGAGTAGAGTAAGTGAGTAGTTGCGATCAAACAAATAGACCACATTACTTTTTCCATTCTTGAAACTCTCATTTCTAAATGAGCTAAATGATTTCCTCTTAATGTTTGTATTTCTTGTTTCAGTAATTTTATTTCTCCCTCAACTCTAATAATAGCTTCTCTATTAATTTGCCCTGTTGTTGCCATGATTACTTTTTCTTTCTAGCTCTTTTTATACCTCGTGAAATGTATATGTTTTTATATAAGCTAACTTTTTTACCAAATAATTTATCGGCTTTTCTCTTTACCTTTTTATAAGTTTTTGTTTTCTTATTAAAAGGTTTAGACTTACCTAATTTCTTTGGTCTCTTTCTTTCGTATATTGGTTTTTTACGAGCCATTATCTTTTCTTTTTCTTTTTTTTATTTTTCATTTTTTTAGGTCTGCCTCTTTTTGACCCATAAGTACCTTTTCCTTTTGGCATATTATCCTCCTAGTTTGTTAATTTACCATCTGACCATTTAGCGTCAGGTAATCCATTAGTATATTTTTTTCCATCATACGTCAATATTTGCTTTCTATTTGACTTGTCAGCGTAACTACAATGAATCCATCCAGAGTTTGCTTCGCCTGTCCAATATTCTAATATTAATTGATCGAACTCGCAGTTATTAGAAATCCACATTGCTACTTGCAAGTTTGACACACCACCTATTTCAAAATCGACTGCTTCTCCTTTAGTGTGTTGTGATGTTGCTTTACTACCTATTGCTTCGCATAGTTCAGGACTTCTATAACCTGATGTAATAATAACTGGTTTTTCAAATTTAGCTCTTACTGGTTCTAATATATTATAACAAACATCAGTTAAGCTATTTATCTCTCCTGATCCTGCTTTATTAGATATACCTTTTCTAGTTGCAGTTTGTGATTTTTCAAACTCTTCTAATGTAAAATGTTTTGATAGTCTCATTTTGGGATTCCTAGTAATTTACGTTTATCAAATAGGTTGGTGTTGGCAAACTTTCCGTTTGCATGATTGTAATGTAAAAAAACTTGACAGCATATATCTCCTGTAAATTTCTCTCTCCAATGTTCTAGTTCACATCCACTATATATCAACATATCGCCTTGATGTAAAAGCACTTTTTTACCTTTTGGAGCATTAGGTTTGTGTATTTCTTTATAC